GAAGCTATTAGAAATTGTTTAGAAAGTGGTCCTAATTATGAAGCACGTAGCTATGAAACAGCTTTGTATGATAGAGAAAATCAAGCAGACTACGAACAAGATAGATTTGAAGTATTTGAATATTGGGGCAAGATGGATAAAAATCTTGCAGAAGAAGCAGGATTAGATATTAATCCTGATGAAGTTGATATACTAGATGAGGTAGATATCAATGCATGGGTATGTAATGGACATATTCTAAGATTAGTATTAAATCCATTTACACCATCAAGACTACCTTACATGGTTTGTCCATATGAAATAAATCCTTATCAATTTTTTGGTGTAGGTATACCTGAGAATATGGATGACTCACAACAAATTATGAATGGTCATGCACGTATGGCTATCGACAACTTAGCACTAGCAGGTAATTTAATATTTGATGTTGATGAAACAATGTTAGTACCCGGACAGGATATGTCTGTATATCCGGGTAAGATATTTAGAAGGCAAAGTGGTCAGACAGGTCAGGCTATTCATGGATTAAAATTCCCTAATACTGCGAATGAAAATTTAATGATGTTTGATAAATTTAGACAACTAGCTGATGAATCAACTGGTATTCCTTCTTACTCACATGGTCAAACAGGAATACAGACAACAACTAGAACTGCAGCAGGTATGTCAATGTTATTAGGGGCTGCAGCTTTGAATATAAAAACAGTTATAAAAAATATTGATGATTACATACTAAGACCTTTAGGTGAATCTTTGTTTTCTTGGAATATGCAATTTAATAAAGATACAAATAAAATAAAAGGTGACTTAGTTATAAAAGCAAGAGGCACATCATCATTGATGCAAAAAGAAGTAAGGTCACAAAGATTAATGACATTTATGCAAGTGGCAGCTAATCCTGCACTAGCACCTTTTGTAAAGTTTCATACTATACTTAAAGAGATTGCTAAGTCTATGGATATTGACCCTGAACAAGTTATTAATGACCCTGAGAAAGCTGCGTTATATATGAAAATGATGGGAGGTCAAAATGAAAATCAAACGACTGGGAATACTGGTGGAGTCCCCGGCATGGGAAGTGTTGGAGGAACACCTGCAGGAGCAAATCCGTTTGACGCAACGGGCGTTGGAGGTGGCAACATCGGAGTTGGAAATGTACCGACTGCAGGGGAAAATCAATTCTCTTCGCCAGATACTGGCACTCAAGGAGCAGGTGAACAATAAATAAAATGGCAGAAACAAAGACAGCAGAAGCATTATCTAAAGAAGTACAAAAACAAGATTATGGTATTTATAATCAAGGTAAGATAAAACTTAATTATAACGAAGACACTCAAGAATATAGTGAGGAGTATGAACCTTTTGAAGGTTACAAAATGTTTATACCTCCTGCACCCCTTGAAGTAAAAACACCAATAGATATTCCTTCTGACACACCTGTCACTGACCCTATGCCAAGTTTACCAGTAGAACCTGCACAACCTATAGTGACACCTAGAGATGAAGGTGAGTCTGCAGGAGAGAGACGTAGAAGAGAAAACATGGAAAGATTTGGTCCGGGTCAAGACCCTATGACTTTTTCTAAAACAATGTCTAGTATATTTACTCCGGGCACAGAACAATATTTATATTACTCTAGTAGAAATATATTAACACAAGATGGTGATAAGTTAGTTGTAAACTTTGACCAAATAGATGAAGAAGGTGGATATGGTTTACCTTCTGTTTTAGGTAGTGCATTTAGATTTGCTGAAAAAGATATTATTCAAGGAACTATTAATCAATTAAAATATGCAGGTATTATTTCAGGTCAACAAGAAATAAAAGATGCAAAAGGTATGTACACCTTTACAGTTGATAGAGATAAGTTAAATAAATATACAGAAAATGTTTCATCTATAGCTAATCAAATAACAGGAGGCTATAGAGATGCAAATGGTAATTTTGTAAGACGTAATGATTATTTATTAGAAGAACTAGGTAAGTTAGGTAAAGCTGATGCTACTAAATTCATATCAGACATGGCTATAGCTTCTGATAACGATAATATTAAAAACATTATTAATGATGCTATATCAAATGGAACAAGAGGGGCAGCAGCAGCATTAGTAGCTTTCCAAACAGGTGAAGAAATAGATTTAAATAAAAAAGGTTTATTTGGATTTGACTATTATAATGATGCCTTTAAAGAAGCATATACAGAAACTTTAAAACAATTACAAGACGCTGAAGAAGAAGATAAGCCTTCAGAACAACCCTCAGGTGATTCTACAAGAGATAAAGTAGCAGAATCAGGAGACCCTAAAGCACAAGAATTACTAAATGAATTAGATGATTTATTAAAAGATAAAGATAGAAAGCCTGAACCTAATAGAGTGAGAATCCCTAAAGGTACTAAATCTGCTCAAGGTTTAACAGCCAATCAAAAAGAAGCTTTAGCAGGAAGTGGTGGATTTGCATCAAAGACCACTGGTACTAAAAAAGGTACAGGGGCATCAGGACCACCCGGACGTAACTTTGCTGCACCTTCTACTAAAAAAGGAACTGGTGCATCAGGACCACCGGGAAGAAATTTTCCAACTAAATCAAAATCAAATACTAATAAATCTAATAACAATACCACCACAGGAAGTGCCGGTAAAACAGATGCAAGTTCAAAAGCACTAAGTGCAAGAGGTTTATAACAAGTTTCTACTAACGTAGGAAAGCACTAGAATTTCTCTAGTGTTAAAAAGGGCTACCTAGGATAACCTAGCCCCCTTATTTTTTGACTACAAAATAAGAGCTACCTGTTACCATTCGCAGCCCTCGTAACTTAAAAGGAGTTATTCATGAATGAAGAAGAAAAGCAAACTGAAGTTATTGAGGAAGGCAAAGAATCTACTGAAAAAGTAGAGACTAAGTCTGAATCATTGGCAAGTCCAAAGCCTTACAAAAACAAAGACCGTGAGGATGTTTGGAAAGAAGATGACCCCAATAATGAGAAGAGTGCAGCTACCGTTGACAAGGACACCGAAGAAACATCTAAGGCTACTCCGGATGAACAACGCCCTGCAGGTGCTGAAGAAAAAGTGTTTAAGAAACGCTATGACGACCTTAAACGCCATCACGATTCAACCATCGGAAAGCACAAAGATGAACTTTTAAGACTTAAAAAGCAAGTCGAGGAAGCTACTAAAAAAGCCTATCTTCCACAAATGTCTAAAGACGAATTAGATGAGTGGAGAAAAGATAATCCTGAGATGTATGATGTTATGAAAACATTAGCATATGAGGAGGCTGATGAAAAAACAAAAGCTGTCGAAGCTAAACTAGAAGAGATTAAAAATGCTCAACTAAATTTAGCTAGAGAAAAAGCAGAAGTGGAGTTGTTAAAATTACACCCTGATTTTTACGATATTAAAAGCAGTGATGAATTTCATGAGTGGGCTGATAAGCAAGACGACATGATTAAAGGTTGGTTATACAATAACTTTGATAATGCCAAACTTGCTGCTAGAGCTATTGATTTATATAAGATGGACTCAGGTTTATCTAAAAAAGCAAAAGTGTCTAGTGCAGAAGCTAAAGCAGAAGCAGCAAAAGCTGTTACTAAAACTCGAACTGGCGATGAAAACAAAATGAAGGAAAAGAAAATTTGGAGTTTAAAAGAAATTTCAAAACTTAAACCTTATGAGTTTGATAAGTTAGAAAAAGAAATCGACAGTGCTAAAAGAGAAGGAAGAATCACATCTTAAATATAACTAAATAACAAGGAGGAAAACATGGCAGTATCAAGAAGTTCCGGTTACGGAAATTTGCCAAATGATAATTTTATCCCACAAATATTTAGTCAAAAGGTTCAAAAATTCTTCAGAAGAGCGTCTGTTGTTGAGGATATCACAAATACAGATTATGCCGGAGAAATTGAAAATTTTGGCGATACTGTGAAAATTATCAAAGAACCTGTAGTAAGCGTACAGTCTTACACAAGAGGTTCAGTAGTAAACCCGCAAGACTTAGCAGATGACCAAATTACATTGGTTGTTGACCAAGCTAATGCTTTTGCATTTAAAGTAGACGACATTGAAGAGAGACATTCTCACATTAACTTTGAGAGTGTTGCAACTTCATCAGGTGCGTATGCTCTTAAGAATAATTATGACCAAAACGTATTATCAGATATGTTCTCAAACGCAGGAACTACAATCGGTTCAGACGGTTCAGGACAAGACGTAGGTTTTGGTGGAAGTGAAATTGACCCATTAAACGTAATGGCAAATCACTCTAAGAGACTAAACGCAGCAGATATTCCATTTGAACAAAGATGGTTTATCGCTTCACCTAACTTTTACGAGCAGTTGCAGCAAACTGATTCTAAGTTACTTGACACACGTTTTTCAGGAGACCAAGCAGGTGTTCTAAGAAATGGTAAAGTATACGAAGGTATCATCAGTGGTTTTGCTTTATATATGAGCAACAACTTACCTGCTTCTTCAACATCTAACTTTGAAAAAATCATGTCAGGTCATATGTCTTCAACATCAACTGCAAATCATATTGCAAAGATTGAAGTTGTAAGAGACCCTGATTCTTTCGCAGATGTTGTACGTGGTTTACACGTGTTCGGAAGAAAAGTACTAAGAACAGAAGCTCTTTTATCAGAGCATATTAAAATAGACTAATAGGAGGATAATAAACTATGACAGCTTATAATAGTAGTGTTACTTCTACCAATCTCCCTTCAGAGAGAGGTTCTAGTATTCCACGAGTAATATCAGACGTAGTAGATTTTTCTTCTACTACAAATGCTGCAAGTGATACTTTTGATGTATTACCAATTCCTGCTAACTCATTAGTATTAGCTGCGGGTGTAGACGTAATGACAGCCGACACCGCAGGTAACTCAGGTACTATTGCAGTAGGTGATAGTGTAGACGGAGACCAGTACGCAGCAGCAGCAACTGTTGCAGCAGCAGGTCAAATGACTACTCTAGATGCTAACTTTGCTTATTCATCAGCAGATGCAATTAGACTAACGATTGCTACTGGTGCAATTAACGCAAAAGTAAGAGTATGGGCTTGTGTTATATCACTTGATGGTGGTGCAACAAAAGCAGATACAGACTCACAAACATCAACATTTGCATAATCAATAAATAATAAAGGGGGATTTATTTCCCCCTTTAACTTAAATAACTATGCCAATATATATTTACGAAAATAAAAAAACAGGAAAGGTATGGGAAGAAGCTTTACCTTATGAAGACAGAGATAAACCTGTTAATAAAAATACAATTAGAATACCTGCACCAACTAATATGCTTCGTATTCTAGATACTAATGAAAATAAATTTAGAGACCATTTAGGTAAAATGGTACAAAAAGGTTATAAAGAGAGAGATACTCTAGAGAAAAGAGGATTAATAAAAGTTTCTAATGTAGAAAAAGAAAGCAGAGAGAAACGTAAACAAAAAAGGAAATGGGTGTAAATGAATTACTTAGAATTATGTAACGCTGTATTGTTAGAACTTAATGAAGTTGAACTAACAAATACAAACTTTGCCACTAGTAGAGGAGTACAATCTGCAACAAAAGAGTTTGTAAACAAAGCTATTTCTGATTTATATAATGCAGAAGTAGAGTGGGCATGGTTACATACAAGTAATACTCAAGATACAATAGTAGGTCAAAGAGAATATACTTTACCTACAGATATGAGAAAAGTAGATTTTGAATCTTTTTATCTTACACCTAAACAAGTTATATCTAATAATGAATACACAAGTGATATATCAAACTGGGTAACTGTATCAGGCTCACCATCCTATTCTTCTTTAGGTAATGGTAGATTACTTTTAAATAATTCTGAAGTTACACAAGCAGTAACTGTAACAACTAATAGACAATATAAAATAGCAGCTAGAGTTTTAGGTGGTACGGTAAAACTAAAAGTGGGGACATCATCAGGTGACTCTAGTATTTTAGACAAAGATATTTCTGTTACTAATGTAGGTGATGG